ATAATTAAAACTTAGGAGAAATTATGGCAAATTACGAAGCAACTAAATACGATTTTTCAGGAGCAAACCTTACTGGTATCGAAGGAATTCCTACAGGTACTGTTGTGCCCTGGACTGCTGTATCAATAGCAACAGGTTTTTTAGAATGTGATGGAACGGCAGTTTCAAGAACAACTTACGCCGCATTATTTGCAATTGTTTCAACAACTTATGGAGTAGGTGATGGTTCATCAACTTTTAATCTTCCTGATTTACAAGATAATATAGCAATGGGAAAATCAGGATCTAAGTCTTTAGCATCAACTGGTGGGGCTAACACTGTAACATCAACAGGAAATGTTGGAGGCTCAACAGCGAATGCAACTTTAGCCGAATCTCAATTAGCTTCTCACAGTCACGGTAGTGGAGGTAATGCTGGTACAAATGGAAATTATGGCTTGGCGGGTCATAAGTTTTTTAGTGCTGGAAGTACAGGATCTACTGGATCAGGTGGAGGTCACGATCACAATATGAGTGCAACTTTTTCTGGAGATGCAACTTCCGTTCTGCAACCTTATTTAACATTAATTTATATAATTAAAACTTAGGAGAAATTATGGCAACTAATTCAACATGGACTGTAATATTTAATGATAAGAAGATCATTAAAAAAACAGGTGATATGGCGTCTACTCCAACAGGATATGATATAAATGATGATTCTTTTTGGAATCAAGCTCACTTTTCAAATATCTGGGCTATTCAATATGGAAATTCAGTTACTTCTGATGAAGTAGAGTACAGAGATACGACTCCTCATAGTGCTTTCGATGAAGCTACTCACGGAGCTTTTTCAGAATTTACCACTAGATGGGATGCGGCTCACTTAGCTAAAATTCAAAATGATTGGGACAATGATAATGTTACAGACGATGATGGAAACATTAATGAAACAGCAGAAGAAAAAATTAATAGACTAGGCGCAAGGCCAACATCCTACTCATCTTAAATTTAACCAAGACGTTATAATATATTTCTCACCTGATATAGGTGGATTTCCTCTATGTACATAAGGAAAAGTTGCTGGAAAAATAACTATTCTACCTTTTTTAGGTTTAACTCTTTTTGAAAAAAATAAAAATTCTGTTTCTCCACCCTCTTCAACATCATTTAAATATATAACATAAACTAAAACTCTAGCTTCGTTGTCATAACCTGGACCATGTTCTATATGCCACACATGGTAGCCTTCCGTAGGTAAAGTTTTTTGTATTTTTAAAGCTGTATATAATAGATCTGAACCTACATACGAACATACTCCTGTATTTTCTGCATAGTGTTTAAAAGCTATATCAACATTTGCTATTAGAACTTTTAATTCCTCATGCCATATTTTAATATTGCTTCCACCAGCAAAAAATTGTTGGTCTTGTTTTCTACTAACAGGTGTTTGTTCAAATATTTGTCTATTGAGAGTACTTCTTAGTTTATCTTGTTGTTCAAAAAGTTCAATGGCTTTATTACATTCTTGTTCAGTAATGTAATTATCGTATACACCCATAAAATTTTGTATACTTACTGTTTTTTCTTTTTCTTTTTTATAAGTTTGTTTATCTTCTTCTTTTTTACAGGTTTGTTTATCTTCCATTATTTTCTCCACTTTCTATAGTTAGTTTTTCTTTAGATTTATTAAAGGTATAATTTTACTTGTAAATTTAGGTAAAATTATATTTTTTAATTCAACAATTGCTTCTAAATGGTCCATTATATTGGTTCTTTCCTTCTTTAAAAAACTATTATATACTACAAAAATTAAACTTCAAGCCCGAATTTAATAAAACAGAGCACGTTAAAAGATTTGATTTAACTCAAGCCACAGAATCAGGGGCCGAAGGTCAATGGACAGACAGCTGTTGGAACTACCAAAAACAGATTGAATTACTCGTAGATCTGCTATACTACCAATAAACAGGTTTTTATATGCTACAAAAAATAGGTTTCTTACCAGGATTCAACAAACAAATTACCCCCACAGGTGCTGAAGCACAATGGACAGGTGGGGAGAATGTGCGTTTTAGATATGGTACTCCTGAAAAAATAGGAGGATGGTCTCAATTAGGAGACAAATCTTTAACAGGCTCGGCTCGAGCTCTTCATCAGATGGTTAATAAAGAAGGAATTAAGTATGCCATCATTGGAACCAATAGAATTTTATACGCTTATACAGGTGAAGCCTATTATGATATTCACCCAATTAAAACTGACTTCGGAGCATTAACCGACAAGCTCGCTTCTACTTCAGGTTCTGCTATTCTTACCATTACTTTATCTACAACTGCTGGAATGACAGCAGGAGATATTTTATATCTTGAAAATGTTACACCCCCAACAGGCTCAGGTTATTCTGCTTCTGATTTTGACGATAAAACTTTTATGATAACTGAAGTAGTAGATGCTACCTCAGTTACTATTACTATGGGATCTACTGCAAGTGCAACGGCTACCGATGGAGATCTGTCTGTTAAATGGTATTATCCTGTAGGACCGGCTGAACAGGTTGGTGTTTTTGGATGGGGTATATCTCAATTTGGTGGTACTGTAACAGCTCCTCAAACAACAACTTTAAATGGAGCTATTACTTCTACTGGTGCAACGACTGGTATTACATTAACCAGTTCAATAGGTTTTCCTACCAGTGGGACTAGTGAAATAAGAATAGGAACAGAAGATCTTAGTTATACTGGAATTAGTTCAAATGAATTAACTGGAGTTGTTCGAGAAATTAATGGAACAACAGCCGCTACTCATTCAGACGGAGCAACCATTACAAATATTACTGATTATAGTGCATGGAACGAAGCCTCTTCTACAACTGATAAAGTTGCAGAGCCTGGTCTATGGTCCTTGGACAATTTAGGTTCTACTTTACTTGCTTTAATTTTCAATGGACCAGTATTTGAATGGGATTCAGATTTAACTAATGCCGCAGCAACAAGAGCAACCATTGTTAGTGGTGCGCCAACCGCGTCCCGTGATATGTTAGTCTCGACTCCTGATCGTCACTTAGTTTTATTTGGAACAGAAACAACTATAGGTGACACAACAACACAAGATGATATGTTTATCAGATTCTCTTCTCAAGAGGATATTAATACCTGGGCACCAACAGCAACCAATAGTGCGGGTACACAAAGACTGGCCGCCGGATCACGGATCATGGGATCTAAACTAGGTAGAAATGCAATTTACGTATGGACGGATACCTCATTATTCACTATGCGTTTTGTAGGTGCTCCTTTTACATTTGCTTACGAACAAGTGGGAACTAACTGTGGATTGATAGGAAAGAATGCGGCTGTCGAGGTGGATGGCGCTGCGTATTGGATGTCTGATAACGGTTTTTTTAGATACACAGGTAAACTAGAATCTATGGACTGTTTAGTTGAAGACTATGTTTACGATGATTTAAACACAACATCGGGTCAATTTATATATTGTGGAATTAATAACTTGTTCGGAGAAGTAATGTGGTTTTATCCAACCTCTGGTTCTAACGTAGTAGATAGATGTGTGGTGTATAGTTATTTAGATTCAAGTCCAGAAAGACCTATCTGGTTTACTAATGCAAGTACAATTTTTCCAAGAACTACCTGGGTAGACTCAGCTGTTTTTGGTTTACCTCATGCTACATACTATGATGCAGGTACAGATACTTGTGATACCGTAGGAAACACAGATGGAATTTCAACTTACTACGAACATGAAAAAGGAGTTAATTATATTAAAGGTGGAACCACATATGCTGTTCCATCTAACATTCTTTCCGGAGATTTTGATATCACCCAAGATCAAAAACAAGGAATTACATTTAGAGGGGATGGAGAATATATGATGAGAGTCAGCAGATTTTTACCTGACTTTATAACTCAAGCTGGAAATACAATAGTTGAATTAGATTTAAGAAATTTTCCTAATCAAACAGCAGCTAGTTCTAGTCTTGGACCTTTTACTATTACGTCTGCTACTACTTATCAATCGTGCAGGGCACGAGGTCGATCGGTTGCAGTGAAAATATCCAATACAGCAATAGATTCCAATTGGAAACTAGGAACTTTTAGGTTAGATGTCCATGCAGGAGGAAGAAGATAATGGCTAAGATAGTACAAACATTAACAAGAGCAAGCGATGAATATCAAGCTGATGTAGCACACTCTTTAGTAAGAGATTTAGATGCAGTGTTAGAGAAATTAAACACTACCTTTCAAGAAGAATTAAAACAGGAGATAGAAGCTAAAAGCTTCTTCATGGAATAATGGCTGTTGTTAATCAATATAAATTTTATGGGGTAGATAATAGTACGAGTGGATTAGCTTTGACGATGTTTGGTGCAAGTAGTCCTGTCGTAAATGAAACCTATATTGTTAAATCTATTAAAGTAACTTCTGCTGGAACTCCAACAGTTACAGTTATGAACGACTCTATAACCAATATTAAAACAGCTGCTTTAACAGCGAATGTAACAACAGAACTATTAACAATGCCGCTAGTAGTCGTAGGAGGCACTAATCTGACCGTTCAATCCAGTAGTGCTGATTCTTTCGATGTTGCTATTAGCTATCTAAATATTTTAAAGGAGGTAACAACATAATGGACGAAACAGTAGTATTAAAACCCAAAGAAATAATAACAACTATTTCCAATAAGAAGACGGGGGAAAAATATAAGGATGAAGCGGCTTTAAAAGCGGCTAATATTCCAGAGGAGGATGTGCGAAGAGATGTCAGAGTTATCATGCCGCCCCTTGATTTGTTTGCAAAAACAAAGTAATATAATAAACTCAGGAAATATATACCTGCTCCAACAATAAAATAAGACAAAATTATGGCTATAACAGATATTAATATTTCAGAACAATTAGAAACAGGAGCACCTTCAATTAAATATACAGGTAAAGAAGGTCCGCGACCCTCGATGCAATCACAACAAGAAATGATGATAGCTCAACAAATATGGGAAGCTATGGGTGATGAAGAACGAGGACAGTTCTCAAACTTTCAAGAATTTTTTAGAAGTGGTATTTGGAAACAGATACTTCAACAAGCACAACAAGATGAAGCACAAGGAATCCAGAGCC